TCTCTTTACATTGTATTCTATGTTTTGATTCGTCTCTCATATGTGGATCATAGTTTCTAAAATCAAATTCTAACTCACCACCCTTATATTCTGATCCATCTGTCAACTGACAGGTCATCGATAGTTTTCTAATCTTACCGTGATCTGGTGTATCTGGCTTATCATAAGGTTTATCCCAACTATCACAATGCCAATCGTAATATTGATTTAATTTATATTTTGTAAACTGACAAGACTCACTTCTGTCCCACTCAAAATTCCAACCCGCACTCCTATTTGCCTCATGCACATACGGATGTAGTTCTTTGTATATCCAGGTATCATTAAGCCATACCAGATCAGACTTTCTTTTTTTCTGTATATTTTTAACGTCTTCTTTTGATAATTCTTCTTTGTCATAACCACCAGTTCTAGCTAATACCTCTTTTTGCTGTAGTGCATATTCTATAACATCATCACAGAATCTAGGTGTAAGCACACCACTAAAATACCAATAGTAATTAGATATATTCATACGTTATAGTTTGTACAAAATTTAAACTATCCTTTTGATTATTGGTTAGGTAATACATACAAGTTGATGGAAACATAATAAACATATTATTTTTTAATGGTATATCCCAAGATCTACCTTTACGTCTGTTATCTTCATAATGTATTCTGACCATACAGTCTTTGACTTTTACACCATAAAGTAATGTATAATCTGGTGAGTTTCGTAGATCTACTGGATCTATATTAAGTAATGGAATTGTAGTTTCTTGAGGCTTATACATATTACCCCACATTTCTTTGTTAACTAAAGTAAATCCATACTCTAGATTTATGTGATCTCGCATGTATGTATTCAACATATCCCAAGTTCGTGAGAATGGAAAAGGTGAGTTTGTAATATTTGAATTTAATATATCTTTTTGAAGTTTATCTCGGTCAATGTCCCAATCTTTAGGCATTGCCACATCACCATAATATAAAGCTATTTCAGATAATACTTTCTTCTGCATACCACATACCTTTTTAATTTATGCCATTGAATCTGTCAAGTCCCAGGATTGGCCTTCTTCATTCCAACTATAACTCCACCTATGAGTTCCAGCTTCATTTTGTGAAGTTTGCTCTGCAGTCAATGCAGGAGCATCACCGATCGGTGATTTCCAACCAGCTGTGGTTGTGTTTTTTACCCAAGATGCGTGTGGTTTTTTAGGCCAGAAGATTTGATCATCTTCGTCCCAAGTATAACCTATACCTGCATAGTTTCCTCTAAATGCTTTTGAATCGTCACCTGAATTATGTTTGTTACCAGATGTATTGTAAGATGTTTGAATCCACATCTGTGCAGGCCAATTATTGTGTCTTTCTAACCACTGTTGACCTACTGTTTCATCTTCAACACCATCAGCGTTTAACATCTTATCGTTATCCATAGTTAATACCTGGATAACTTTTCCGTTTGCTCCTAGTTTTGCAAAATGTGCCATAATGTTTCTCCTTATATATTAATTTTTAAGTTCAGTAAATACATATTAATTTTGAAATTTATATCTTATTAACACAATTCCTGATCCTCCTGCACCACTAGTGCTTGGTAGTGATTGAGTTCCTGCTCCACCTCCACCACTATTTGTTGTTCCACTTTTACCATTTCCTTCAGAATTTACTGCTCCATTTGCTCCACCACCTATACCTCCTGCAGCAGGTGAGCCAGAATATACTGAACCACCAGATCCTCCAGCAAATTGACCACACGCAGTATTACCTGCTGATCCTGATTGATTAGCTATGTAAAAAGGTTGAGGGGCTGATCCAAAAACAGGAGCCACATTTATTCCCGCTCCACCAGTTCCACCTACACTACAGCCACCAGTGCCACCCGCTGCGCCAGCTCCACCACCACCACCCCCACCGTCTGGGTTACCAGAACCAGGATAACCTGTTCCTCCGGGATTACCTTGTGGGGGACTTACAGAAGGTGTATTACCAGCTGCTCCTGAATTTGCACCGTAAGCTCCACCACCACCTGATCCACCTGTTTGTGCTCCTGATGCAGGAACGGGTGAACCACTTCCTCTTGCACCGCCTCCGCCTCCAGCTGCGGTAAAACCTAAAGCAGAAGATGGACTTCCGTTTGGTGCTCTAGTTGGATTATGAGTTGGGTAATTTGTTGATGCACCACCTCCTCCAACTGTAACTGGGTAGGCTTGAGCGCAAACCGAAAAACCAGGTGCTCTAATTGGAATTGTTGGCGAAGTATCTGAAATAGAACCTATTCTCATACCACCAGCTCCACCACCTCCTATTCCAGAGTAATGTCCACCTGCTCCACCACCAGCAACCACCATATAATCTACTTGATTTGATCCACCAGAATTACCTTTACAAGAAACACAAAAAGTTCCTGGCCCTGTAAATTGATGAACTTTAAAATCACCAACAGTTGCTATAGTTCCTCCTGTTGCAGTAACATATAACGATTGTGGTGCATCTGATTGTAAACCTGAATCTGTCACTAACCAACCTCTTGTTGAATCTATAAAAACTAAAGTAACTGCTATTCCCTCTGCACCTAAAATTACATCGTCTGTTGAACCACCAGCTTTATCTGAACCATTTAAATTTAATGTGCAAGGACTTGTATCAAAGGTATTTCTATAATCTTTAAATCCAACAACTGCTCCCGCAGACCCTGCCGGTAAATTAACTGTTATTGGTCCTCCATTTGTATCTACAAAATATCCTTCACCATTTACTGCTGTAAAACCTGATGTCTTAACTGTTGTCTGCCAATTAACAGCACCTGTTGCTCCAAAACCATTTGCAGTTCCATTGTTTGTAATTGTTACGCCACTAGGAATTGTGAATGTATCTCCACTATCTCCTAATGTAGTTGTTCCACACGCTGTTCTTGGACTAATTTTATTTACTTTTATTTCACTCATAATTTACCTATTGAACCTTGTACCTTATTATTACAATTCCACTACCACCGTTTGCACCTGCTAAAGCACTTCCTGGTGATGGACCACCAGTTCCACCTGCACCGCCTCCAGTATTGTCTGTTCCATTTGCTCCAACTGGAGCGTTAGGTCCTGTTGTTCCTGCTCCACCACCGCCATTTCCAGCAGTTCCAGCAGGGTTTCCATATCCACCACCGCCTCCACCGCCAGCTCTTGCAATAATTGAACCTGTAATTCCTGAAGTTGTTCCAGGGCCTCCAGGTCCTCCGTGATTAGGTGCTGGAGTATTACCCGGACTACCTACTCCTGCAGCTCCTCCGCCACCGCCACCACCATTACCAGCTGGGCCACCATTACTTCCTTGTGATGGACTTACAGGAGGTGTATTACCTGATCCACCTGAGGTACTATTACCACCATTACCACCTCCGCCAGATCCACCGTCTGCTCCAGCAGCAGGAGATGGAGAGTGTGATCCTCCGCCTCCACCAGCAGACGTGACTGTTGAAAAAGTTGAGTTAACACCATTACTTCCTATATTTCCAGGTGCAGCACCACCAGTTCCACCAGCACCTACTGTAATAGGAAAAGATGTTGCTGTTACTGTGACCGCAGTTCCACCTTCTAATGGGGAAGCAGTATAACTATCTACGGGACTTTTGCTTTCTCTATATCCTCCGGCACCACCGGCTCCAGTTCCGCCCGGGCCTCCAGGTGCTTTTGAACCAGATCCTCCACCACCACCTACTACTACGTGGGAAACTTCATTATTTGCTGCACAAACAGCTATTTTTGAAACCGCAAATGTTCCCGGACCTGTAAATGTATGAATTTTAAAATCTCCTGATGTTGTAACTGTGCCTCCAGTGGCTGATATAAAATCAGAAGATATATCACTAGTTCTAGCCGTTGCAACATTTTGAAAACCAGTTGTTGCATCTACAAATACTAATTGAATTGCAGAATTAGCTATTTCTATTGTTAAATTAGATGCATTTCCATTTATGTTAGAACCATTTCTATTAATAGTAATTGCGTTCCCTCCAGCAGATCCATTATAATCTGAAACGACAACCATATCACCGGCGCTAGGTGATCCAGGAAGTGTGACAGTTACAGGTCCTCCCGCTGTATTAACAAAATATCCTTCACCAGCCACGGCTGTAAAATCTCCTGTTTTAGGTGTTGTAATATAATCAACAGATCCAGTTTTACCAAATCCGGTTTGCGATGCACCTGATGCTAAAGCAATCGTATCACCACTAGCGCCAATAGTAATAGTATTACTATTCTCGTTAATGATGTTTTGACCACATTGGTTTTGAACGTTGTTTACTTTAATTGTACTTGTCATAATTAATTTTGAAATTTATATCTTATTATTACTATTCCTGATCCTCCATTAAAACCATCATATTTTGGTATGGTTCCACCTGAAGGTCCTGGATAATAGTTATTTGCCGGACCACCGTTACCTGTATTATTAGCTGCATTACCTGCGGCTCCTGTGGGCGCCGGTTTAGATCCATTTCCTCCTGTAGAATAAGTTACTGGACTTGCATTTATACTTGTAGTTGCTCCTGTACCTCCATCTACACCTGTGCAATTTGGTGGAGCATTTTGCCCAACTCCAGTTGCACCACCTCCACTACCACCTAACGTGTAGTTTACTGTGTCTCCTGAACCACCATTATTTCCTTGAGGAGGTGAAACAGATGGTGTGTTTCCGGTTCCAAAACCTGACCCTGGATTACCACCACTTTCTCCACCGCCTGAGCCACCATTTTGAGCAGCTCCTGATCCTGTTCCTGGTTGCGGTCCACCAATTGTTTGTGAACCTCTACCACCACCAGTAGATGTTATTGTTGAAAAAACTGAATCACTTCCACTTGTACCAGCAACACCTGGCCAAGGTGGATAAGTTGGATTTGGAACTGCTTTACCACCAGTGCCACCTCCTCCGACTTGTACTGAAATGGGTCCAACTGATGCTGTCAAAGAGGCGCAAGTCACTAACGGACTAGCAGTCCATGCTGGTGCTATGGCTGGATTTTTTGATTCTCTAAATCCACCGGCTCCACCGCCACCACCACCTTGAATATGATAAAGGTTTCCACCTGAACCACCACCGCCTGCTACTACTAAATAATCTAATTTATTATAACCACTTGGAGTTCCTGCAGCAGAAACACAAAATGTTCCTGGCCCTGTGAATGTATGAATTTTATAATCTCCCGATGTAGTAATTGTACCGCCTGTTGCTACAACATATGGATTTGCACCTGTTTGAGAAGTTTGAGTTTCTTGAACATTAATCCAACCTTCTGTTGCATCTACAAAAACGAAAGTTGCTGATTGACCATTAACACTTAAAGCTGCGTCTGCGTTTATTCCACCTATTTTATTAGAACCATTTGGAGATATTGTTAAACCATTATCTTCAAAAGTTCTTGTGTAATCTGCAAAAGCGACTATCGCTCCAGCAGTTCCTGCAGGTAAATTTGCAGTTACTGCTCCACTTGATGTGTCGACAAAATAACCCTCTCCACTAACTGCCGTAAAAGTTGTTGTTTTAATTGACCCTGTTTGCCAATCAACAGAACCTTCTCTACCAAAACCTGTTTGACTAGCACCTGAAGCTAAAGCTACAGTTCCACCACATCTACCTATAGTTACCGTGTTTGCATCTACAGCTACTGTTTGACCTGCACCACAACCTACTGTTAAAGTTGTTCCGCATTGTGGTCCTATTTTATTTACTTCTATTTTTGACATTACACTATTACTAAAGTCCCCGTTACCGTTATAGTTGCAGGAACAGTAATAGGTCCTGCAAGAACTGCACTGTCTATTGTTTGAGTTCCGTCGATCGTTGACGCTTGATTTTTAATAAATTCATCTGGAGAAGTTTGACCTCCAATGTATTGAACACCGTTTACTATTGCCGTCATAATTCCTCCTACGAACTAATATCGTCTATAAATGAAGTGACAATATCTAAGCTTGAAGCAGTATTACTTTTAGCTTTTAATATATCACCATTTTTTAAAACAATTTTTGCTCCACCTTGAATTAATTCTATCGCAGAATTTGGTGGTACAACCACGCCTTTTGCAAGAAAGTGATCATTACTACTATTCTCGATAAATACATCTACCTCAATAGTAGAAGTAGTAACGTTGCAGCATCTTATTCCAATAACCGCATCAAAGTCTCCACCATCTACTAAAAGAACTTCTGATGTTCCGACGTTTCTTTGTAAATTGTTTCTAAAATTTTGTGCCATAATTTATTCCTTTATAACGCAACAGCCATAGCAAGTGCAAATCCTGCTGAAGCTGCTCCTACTGGTGTACCCGACGCATCTAGATAAACCGTTTTATC